ATAAAAAAAATTAACTATTTGTTTCAGATTCTTCTTCAAACAACTTTACTACTTTTGGTGATTCGTTTTGTTGTTGATTGACTGCTCCTCCAAACAATTGATTGTATTGAGCTACTAATTGTGGAGATAATTCAAAATTGTGGGCTAGCGTTATGTTGTCTTTTTTGTAGGCCCAAAAAGTAGAAGTCGACTTGTCAGCTTGAAACTCCTTAAAAAACAAGGGAAGAATTTGGAGTTGTAATTGATTGGTTTGCTGGTTGGCGTTGATCAGCAGCAAGGCTGGATTTTCAACAATTACTTCGGTTTCTGTTTCGACGCTTTTGTTTCCGATCACTGTTCTTCCAATTTGGTCTAGTAGTATTAGTGTATTATTCATGATTTTTTATTTCTAAGTATTTTATTTGAAATTCTACTAAGTTCAACAGGCACAACTAAATTTTGAAGTAGCTTTTCTCCTTTTTCTGTTAATAAAAGTCTATCATCAGAAGATATTCGAATTAGCTCGTGCATTTCCAACAAATACAAAAAATCTTCAATTAAATCATTTCCCAAGTATTCCGACAAATAACAATCATCAATTGTTAGACTCTTTAACGTCAAATATAGCTCTTTTGGAGTTAATGTATTGAATATGTGTTCCGCTCCATACATGAAATTAACTTAATCTCCAAACATATCAAATAAATCGGTTTGTATTTCTTTTCCAATATTTGGTAGCGACCAACCAATTGCCTCATATAGTCTTTCAATAGGTTGTGCTATAAGCTTTTCAAACATTCTATCCCAATCTGGGTTCAGTCCAAACTCTGTTGGAAGTATTGTCGAGTAAGTGATTGCGTCAAGTCCATATTTATTTTTTGTGCAATATAGTTTTTTTACTTTTTGGCCAGTTTGTATCGGCTCTAACTTGTCTTGCAATTTCAGTTCTTTTATTAGAATATTGTATGCAATTGCTCCTTTAACGTGAGAGGGAGTGCTTGTTTGAAATTTATAAAGAGATGCTCCTTCTGTGTATTTCTCTAAATTGTTAATGGAAGTTCTTAAGGCGACATCGTTCATGTCAAGCCTTTTAAATTCTTCATAACTTTTTTGATATACTTGATTTGTTGTTTTGTGGTTCTCTGTTAGTAAGGCTGTCTGTATGACACTTTCTATAAACTTTTTTACTTTTTTGGGTGTAGTGGAGCGAACCAATTCGATGCCTGTGTATTTAAATTTATCGACCGATATTTCCTCTTCATCTAAAACATGCAAAATGTAGCGTTTCTTTTGAAGAAAAATGCCAACGTCTGCTATAACTTCTCTTTTAAAGACATACCTTGGATCAAGCGAAAATAATTCTCTTCTTGCCCAGTTTAATATTTCCGAGTTAACATGTTTGTCTAATTCATTGACAATTTCATGTACTTTGTTATTAATTTTTCCTTCTTCGTTTATTAGTGGAATATTTAATTTTTGTAGAATGGGATAAATTGAAATGTATACTGAATCTGTATCTCCATATTTTGTTATTGATTTTTCGATTTTGTATTTACTTTTAACAAAATCGTCTAATATATTACCACCAGCCTTTGCAACGTTTTGACCTGTCATTGTAATAGATGTTGCACTATCTATATCCATTAAGGAGGAATGTTTATTTGCGAATGTTCCGTAAATAGAATTTAATAAAATTTTTAAAGTATATTGAAGGGTATCATAATACGTCATTTTCAATACAGTTCCTTTGTCTTTGACTTTCGACTTTTTAAGCTTTGTTAACTCTTGTTTTGTTTTGACTCTTTCATTGTAAATTTCATCAATTAAATTAGGAATCACTCCTTTACTTTTTTGAGAGTATAAAATACCGGCTTTTGACAAAGCAATTTTTTCATGTTCAAGAAACTTTTTAAAGTTCTCTCTAGTCAAAGTGTGTAGTTTTCCGTTTATTAATCTGATTGTCAATTCAGACGAATCTTCTAACGCTAAATCTCCTGATACTATCTTTCCAATTTTTGTTTCAGGAGAAATGTTTAGAGTGATGATTGTGTTGGGATAAAGTGAGTTTACGTCAAAACTGACAATTGCCTTTTGTATGCCTTTTTCTGGCTCTCTTACAAAGCCTCCCTCATATGATTCTCGCTCTTGTTTATTAGGAAACGTTGGTATAACATATCCTTGCTTTGCTGCCTGTATAGAAACTGCTCCTGTTACAATTGCTACTTTTCCTAAGGCTGCCTCAAAATTTGTACATCCTTTATAGGCAAGCATTCGAGCTATTTCCAAAAACTTTAGTTTCTCTTCTAGTTTAACTAACAAGTGTACGTCTTGAATATTGTAATCAACAAAAGTATTCCAGTCCGTATGAGCTAATTCACCTAAGCTCATTGCGTTGTAGGCTATTTTTCCTTCACCTAATTCGAGCTCTGAAATGTAATTTAAGCTAAAAGATTCTCTTTCTCCCGGAGAAAATGTTTTGTATAAATCCATATAGTCTATAAGTGATATGCCGCTTATATTCCATATAGTAGCCTCTTTTCCCATATCTGTAAAAATCTTTCGACTCCTTAAGGTTCTTACTGGTGAAAGTTGTTGAACAAAATCTTCTCCAAAAATCTTTATGAAACGATTAATAATGTATGGGATGTCAAATCCGCCGCTATTCCAACCACTAGCTATGTCTGGATAATCAGACTTCCAAAAATCAACAAATTGCAGTATTAAATCTTGTTCATCTTTGCATCTATGATAAATTGAATTAACGTCTTTAGATGTATATGGATGTTTCAAACCCCAGGTGTGAGTGGTTTTAGTTAGGGTGTCATAAACTGTAATCAAATTAATAGGAACAGATGCCTTTTCTGGTGTTGGAAAAGAAGAGTCTAATGTTGTATCTACTTCAATATCAAGCAAAAAGATTTTTAATGGAAACTTCGAAAAATTTGGATCGTTGTTTAGATCTTTATACATTTCTATCAAAAACTGTTGCTCTGGAGCTAAGTTGTGAAACAAACGCTGGTTAGTTGTTGTGTCAACATATCTCTTTCTCTCAAGAGAATTTTTAAAGGTTTTTTTTGAAAGAGAAGTTTTAAAAATCGATGTGGCGTCAGTTGCGTTGTCTTTCTCTATATACAAGTAGGGTCGAAACGGTATTTCAGTATCTATCCTAGCTCCGTCCTCAGACCATGTTCTTAAAAACACAGTCTCATCAAATGGTTTATAGCAAGCAAACCTATACATTCATTAACAGTACAAATAATGACGAAAAAGACAACGACTATTTGTTAACATCTAAAACTTTTCTTTCGCTTGATCCGAAATCAGTAAAATATAGCTCATAATGCTTGTTTAAATTTTTTTCATCGTCTAACCAAAAATTTTCTGCATAATTTCTAGCTTTTTTACAATAATCAATGTATGTATTTTGGTTTTTTAATACGGTTTTAATGCAATCAATAAACTCGGATCCGGTTTTATATTTTAAATGTGCGTCTTTATATGTAACCATGTCTGGACATATACACGGCATTCCTAGCGCTCCAGCCTCTATCAATTTAATGTTCGATTTGCATCGATTGAATTCGTTGTCTTGTAATGCAGCGAATGTGACTTGTGCTCCAGATTCAGCCATTGTTTGCGGAAAATCTGGCAACTGAACCCAAGGAAAAAATTTCATGTCTCCACTATCAATAAATGGTTTTACTGCAAATGGATAAGAACCATAGAAGTGCCATTTGAATTCGGTTCTTGTTTTAATAATATGTTGAACTACGTGTTCAAAATCATCTTTTTGATTAACTCTGTTTGCTACATCAACATGAGTACCTGAAGCAAAAATTGCAACAACAGGCTTCTTTTTATTTTGGTCGTATTTTTTTGCTAATTCTTTTAAGTTATAATATCTATCAAACCACCATTTCATCAAATAATTTGGCAGAGATACTACATTTTTGATTCCAGTTTTGCTAATAATATAATCCCTAAAATATTCAGAAGTTACTGATATTTCATCTACCATTGAAAGAATTTCTTTAATTGAATTTTGTATTTCGTTTGAAGTAAATGCATCTCTGTTTTTATTGTAAAGAGGAATGTCCTCTGCAAAAACTACATCGTCTACTTCATATATCAATTTAAGCTTTTTTTGCTTGGATATTTCTTTTATCATTCCAATAAACTTTTTTTGAAAGTCAGTTGCTTGCCTTTGGAATTTTACTGCCTCAACTGTTTGATAAAATCTTGGATCTAAAATCATGCATGTTGATTCTACAACAACTGCCTTTTGATATAAATTTAAAAGCAAATTTGGAGCAATACATCTATAATATCCACAACCACCATAATCGGCCAAATAATTCACAGCCCTTTTTAAGTTTTGTCCTGGAATTTCGGGAGCGTTTTTATTAAAAAAAGCAGGAGACACATATTGAGGGCTAGGAATTCCAATTGGTAATCCTAGTGGTGCTCCTAAAGTTTGATGTATGCCGAATGGAATGACGTTGCTCATGTTTGCTTATTTATAAATTGATATTAATTTGTCTAGTTGGATAATGTAGTTACTCCTCGTCTTTTAATGACATGTATTGTGTTGTCTGGCTTGAACGAACCAAGCAATCCTCTGTGTGTTACTACATAACACGATTCATTTAATTCTGAGTATCTATCTTGTAAGACTTTAAGACAAAGAGATATTCCTTTATCATCTAAAGATGAATCGAACAGTTCATCATAAAATATTGTACTGAAGTTTGCATCACCTTGCAGTCTTCTTACATCAGCAAATGCAAAAATGCATGCTAAATCTATTCTTTTTCTTTCTCCTCCAGAAAAATTAAAATATGACTTTTGATGTCCTTTTTCATCAATAATTTCTTCTTCAAAAAACTCATTAAATTGACATAGGCAGTTTGCCTCTAGCTTGTTTAAATACACAGCCAATTGTTGATTGAGAATTGTTTTAATTTTTTTAACGATAAAAGACTTTATTCCCTCTTCAGATAAAACAAATTTGACTGTCTCTAAAACATTTAGATTATTGTTAAGTTCGTTTACTTTATTTTGTTTTTCTATTTTTTCTTGCTCCAAAGATATAATTTTTCCTTTTAAATCATTGTTTTGCTCTGCGTTTATGCTTTTAATTTCTTCACTAATTTCTTTAAGATTTGTCTTTAATAATTTTACTCTAGAGTTTATGGATTCGTTGTCAGAAAACAATTTATGGTTGCTTTTGATTTTGTTGTCGAGCTGTTGTTTGTCGGAAGATAACAATTTTAAATTTTGTTCTATGGAATTTATTTCTTTGACGAGCTTTAGCTTAGCTTGTTGATACAAACCTTTAGACTTTTCTAAAGAGTTAATCGATTCAGAAACATGGTTTACGTGTTCTTGCTCATATTGACGATTACAAGTCGGACAATGGTCAATATTTACTGTTAACTTTGTTATTTGTTTGTCGATAGTTTTTATTTCAGCTTCTACTTTATGAAGTTTTGATTGTTGGTTGTATAGTTTTGTTTGAGTGTCTTCCAGCTTTAGATTTATTTCCGCATGCTTTTCTTTGTGGTCCAAATCTTTTGGTAGGTCTTTATTCAATTTGTCATTAAGCAAATCTATATCTCTAAAAATCGATTGTTGCTTTTCTTGAAGCTTTTGTATTTTAGAGCTTTTGTTTTCTTCATAGTTTTGAAGCTGAGATTGATTAAAAGTTAAATTAGAAGTTAATTGCTCAAGTAGTGCATATTGAACTTCGTAATCTTTTTTAGTTGAGTTGTATTCGTCTCTAGCTTTTAAAATCATTGAGGTGAACACTTCTAATCCCAAAATGCTTTCAATAAATTTTCTTTTGTCAGTCTTAGACATAGCCATGAACGGTATCGCGTTATTGGCAGACATTATAATAGAATTTTGAAAAACTGTTGAGGGGGTTCTGATTATTTGCTGTATAAACTCGTTTGTTTTAGCTAAAGTTGATCTAGTAATGTCGTTTCCGTTTTCTAAAATTTGACATTTTGTTGGATTTGATTTGCGAATAATTGTGTAACTTTTTGTTTCATTGTTTGAAACAATATCAAACTCAAGAGAAATGTTTATTGGTTCATTTGTTACGCTATTTGCAACAAAATCTTTTCCAATTTCTCTCAGTGTTGCTCCAAACAAGCAATAATGCAAGGCTTCTAAAATTGATGATTTTCCTGCTCCATTTTTCGAATCTTCCTTGTCAAAATTTGTTCCAACAATAGTGTTAACTCCTGGAGATAAACAAATTCTCGTTTCC